CGGCGTGAGGACCATTTCCGGGCGTTGATTCACTGACTGCCGCGCGCGACGATTGAGCGGTGGGAGGTAATTAAGGCGCCCTGACTGGTCGGCTTCCAGCAAAACAATGCCGTCTTTGATAATCGCATGTCCTGCCGGAATATCGGCGGGATTAAGCTGATAGACCGCCACACCCTTGGCCGCATAAGCGGCGACATTTTCATCAGCGGGAAGTCCGTCCATTGCCTGCAGAGTGCCTGGCAGAACATCCCCATTTTCCATAACCTTGCCCCAAGCGAAATTCACTCCGTCAGAAAAATCATCAGTAGTTTTAACAAGATTTTTATCTGACGGCATAGCTCTGCCCGTAGCCGCCAGCGTGCCACCGCTGTTGATATACTCGTTAGCCAGAGTGCTGTCAGCAGAATCCCTTACCCAGCAATACCCACCGCTTAAAATATTTCCAGCCGAAATATCACTTTGCGCCGCGGTTAATGATGAATATTCTCTGATGCTGTTAGAAATCGATCCCTGGCCAACATACTCAGCAACTTCTACGGCTACACCAGAATTGTTTTTGTAATATCGAAATGCCAGAACATTACCAACGCCCTGAGAAACCCGGAAATATTGACCAGAGGTTGTCCCGGCAATACCGGCAGTAGTATCGGCAAAGGTTAATTTGTTGTCACCAAACTCTGCGGCGGTTGATGCGGAAGCCACAGCCTCATCTCTTGCAACTCCCGCCTCTGTTGCATATTGCAGTGAGTTTTCTTCTGATGTAGCCGCGCTTTGCTTGGATAAAAGAGCTGAGCCAGCTGCATCCTGGGCTTGCTGGGCTGCAGCACTAGTATCCTGATATCCTTGCTCGGCTTCCAGCATGTATTGTTTGGCTTCTGCGGCGCTAACGGCGGCATCTGCTGCTAATTGAGCAGTTTTTTGCGTTTCGGTGATTGTCATTTTTTATTCTCATGAATATTCATAAATTATCACGATGCCTTCTTTCCCCCGGGCGCCATTTACTGCCGGAGAGGATGGTCCTTGTGAAGAACCAGATGCGCCTGAACCATATGCCTGTCCATCAATAGCCGGATCTCCAAATGATGGCACCCATCCCCCGCCTCCAAAAACGCTACTTGCCCCAGGTGATCCGAGGAATGACTGGGTTGCGTTAGCGTATGCAGGTGTGGATGGGGCTCCTGGAGAGCCTATGATATTGGCACCAGACGGAGCGCTTGATGCGACATTACCCTGAGGAAGAAAAGGTGGATTTGCTGGTCCGGCAGATGATCCTCTTGTTCCGCCAGGCGCAACCATCAGCGATCCAAATGAGCTTGAACCACCAACAGAGCCAACCGGAGATGCTGCGGTCCCTCCCTGCCCGCCAGCGCCAACAACGATGCTAATGCTGGTGAAATTTATTGAAAATCTACCCTTAGCATATGACCCGGCCCCACCACCTGAAACTATTGACACCTGCCCCGCTCCAGTGGCTGGGGCAGCATCGCTCCCACCACCACCGGCAACCATTTCAACAACAGCCGACTTAGTGCCATGGGTTGGCGTATAGGTGCCGGATGATAAAAATGTCTGCACGTTCAGGAGTCGTCCGGATGAATAATTAATCCATCCAATACCGCCAGCATCAGGATTTGTCGTGTTATTTTCGATAGTGCTTTGCCAGAATCCATCCCTGGCTGAATTGATAAGAATCGCGCCTTTTGGGTATCCACCTATAGCTGCCGAAAATGCAGAGTCGAATGTATAGAAACCTCCTGCTTGCTCCCATTGAAGGCGAGTATAGGCATCATTAAAAATCCCATTAAAATCCTGCCCTTTTGGCGGCTTACCGCCAGCAGATAAAGCGATGCGGGTCAGCGGAGGAAATCCTGAGTCCATTGCCGCAAGGCCATCAGCCAACGTTTCAGAGGTGGAATTGACCGGGATCGTGTTTTTGTCGCCACTCGCAGAAAAAACAACCGTCAGACGTGACGGCATGGCTGAATTGTTCAATTCAGACCTCCTGAACGATGTTTACTTTTACCCCAGGCGGGGAAGGAAGCGCGCCGGAGCTTTGCACTATGGCCAGCTCAGATTCGGAAAGTTGAAACTCGAATACGTAGCTCATGACATGGTTGCCGTCGTCACGCACGTAAGCTCGCCCGCTGGAGCCGAACATGTACATCAGCATGCGATTCATGACCGGCACGGTGCAGTCGCTGATGTTAGCCATCGCTTTGCACATGATCAGCTTGCGGTATGCGTCATTGGTCAGGACGACAGTGTTTGTGTCCTGTGCACCGGTATAGAAAGGTGCCTGGTTAAAGGGTTGTGGGTCGGTGAGTTCTGCCGGGGTGCTGGTCGCTTCGCCAAACCCCAGAAACTGCTGGGATGGCGTCACAGTCAGCAAACGCTCTACATCAACGATTTTACCCCAGCACATCAGCCCGTAATCTCCACAGGTCTCGATGTTGAATACGAGGTCATAGAACGTGTCTATCCAGTCCTCTGGCGCTACGGAAGCATTAAAGGTATCAATCAGTGACCGCAGGCTGGTTGAGTTCACGTACTGCGCGTAGATCGTCCAGTCGACATTATTCACTTACCGCCTCCGTTATGATGTTTGTCGCATCCAGAGTCGGTTCCTGATCAATGCCCATGGTCAGCGCACTAGACCAGGTTGTTCCATCCGGGGATATCTGGACCGAAAGAACGTTCATGTTCTGTGCATCGAGCGCCTGGATAGGGCCGATATACCGGCTGCCATAAATTCGCGCGCCGGCACGTGCCCGGGTGCCACCATCTGCGCCTGTGAAGGAATTCAGGACGACCGCTCTGATCTGCGCGTTGATATCTGACGGAAGGCCATCATTCTCTTCGTATTCCACCTTGATATGAACGCTCACCGCATCCAACGTTTTCCACCTGTAGATGTACTCCGGATAAGGGGCGTCATAATTTTCGGTATCCTGCACGGTCCCGGCGGTGTCACCGTTCATAACGGTGCCCGGGGGAAGTTTTTTATTGATGGCCGCTGCAATGTCAGCCACTGCTCCGCCATAAACCCCGATATAAATCGAGCTGGCCAGCAGCGTGTAATTCGTGGAGCCTTTCTCGACGGAAGTCGGCTCTTTGTTGTCGATGACATAAACATCAAGCACCCCGTCGACTTCCAGAACGGAAGCCCGCACAGCCGCTGCCGTGTTGAAGGCGTTACGTGCCACTGACTGGCGACGGCGATACTCAAATGCAGATCGCCCTTCAACATTCGAACCCGGCACACCTGCGGTCTCGTTGGTGATACTCGACCAGCCACTCACCGCGACATAGATGTTTGTCAGCGTACCGATGGGGCAAGCTATCGGTCCGGTAGTCAGGTTCTGGAACTCAATTTTTACCGTTCCGTCTGCGCCTATCGTTCCGGCTGCCAGTGACACGTACATATAACCGTTATCGTCGGTTGCATAGGACTGTGCCGGGATCACCGTTCCCGGTACGCCGGAGCATGTGGCTGTTACAACCGTACCCGCAGCAGCAATGCGATCGAGGAAGTAAATCCTGCCGATGCCATCCTGAAATCTGCCGGAGGAAAAGTCCGGGTTCATGTTGTTGACGATAGCCAGAAGCTGATCATTCTTGTCTGCGATGATTGCAGTATCAGTGACAGCCAGTTGCCCCTGCGGCGTCTTGAGGTTCGTGCTCATCGCCGTCCCGAATGCAGAACCAATATCTGCTATACGCCCGGCAAGAATGTCTCCCTCATCTGGAACATCAAGGCCAGTGGTGGAAAAGGTCACGGCCGGTACCGCCGTAGAGATTGTCGTCATTTTTTCCTCACAGGGTGACGCTGGAATCCAGGCCGTTTGTATCCACGATCGCAATAACGCCGGTAGTGCGGCGCGTATCGCGGTTGTTAATCAGCGTCGGCTCAGCGCGCGCGATATAGCTCATCCGCAACGCTTCAACCTGAAGCGCGGCCGCCATGGCGCCGGTACTGGCCTTAACGTTCAGCAGCTCTTTGTAATTAACGCCGGTGTCTTTTTCGTAAATGCACTCACCGCGTATAGCCAGGCATGCCGTCGCTACGTCCTGAGCGCAGGCGTAGGGGTTTTCAACCGTGGCGATATTACCCAGCTCATCAAGGACAAGATCCCAGGTGTCGGGATCGAGTTTGAGAGAGATTGTTTTCATGGATTTCGCCCATAAAAAAACCCCGCCGAAGCGAGGTTTTTATTTTTGAGTTTTTAGCGGGTTTATTTGCCTATGATGCCTGAAATGATAGCCAGCAACACAATCCCTCCAATCAGAATTGCAATTCTGCTCCAGGCTATCTGAGTTCCATTATATTTTTGCTCAGGGATCGGTATAGGTTCTATCTCACTACCACAATGCTTGCATTTTGTGGCCTGATACTTCACTGGCTCTGCACAATATGGGCAATCTCGCACTGGGCCGATTGAGTCACTGGCAACGGTACCTGCTGTATTGTGTGGCGTAACGAAAAGAACATGAATAATGGCGACGATGAAAAGAAGGAATCCATACAACCACCACGCGCCAAATGACCTCCCCTTACTTTGAGCGATAAAGGCAGGAATTAATCCAAGCAGAGCTGCTATGACTAAGAGCGACATTTTTATTCCCTTTATGCCGGTGCCAGAGGATCGGTTCGGCTTCCCCCTGATATTACCCCGCCATGGTCATGTCCATCAACGATAGAGCCATCAACCAACTGAAGTTTGCCGTTGGCAAGAATTTTCAAGCCATTGATGTTAACCACGCCTGGGCTCTTTATATTTATGCCACTTCCGGTAAATTCAGCGAATTCAGTAGGCTCGCCATTCATACTAGCTATTGCGGTTATGTACATCGCATCGGAATACGAGTGGTGGCGCTGGGTTGGCGCTGGCCCTTCTGCTCTGGTTTCCCTAGCATTCGTGGTGTCCTTGTCGCAGATCACAACCAGACCAATGTCTCCTGGCCTTGGCTCCATTTTTACTGCGCTGTTTCCCGCCTGAAGCCTGAGGTATGGGATCTGGTAAACATTCTGGTTGGCGATGACCCGGCCAGAAACGTCTACATCATTAACCAGGGGAAGAACAGTCAACACGCCCCCTTCAACCTCTTTAACCAGAACAATATCGACAAACGTCATACCTTTAAGCGTTGAAAGTAACAGCGATAATATGGCGTTTCCCTGCGATGACACGTTCTCAGGGGTCTGGTTAGTTAGCATTTTCATCCCCTTTCACTAGATACCCCGGAGCCGCTACAACGAACGTTTCCCACAGCCCCCCAGGAACTTTACAGGAAAGGTAATGAGTGGTTCCTGCCTGAATAATCCACTCCCCGCTTGCGTGTGGCAGTCCTGTCTCAAGGATGATTTTGGTATTCAGTTTCAGAGACGGAGAGTAAATACAGCGAAAGTTAATCCCCATGTCATAAAATATCGGATACCCAATAAGCCCTGTTGATGGGGAAACATATGGAACGACAGAGTCAGATGGTTTCTTCCCCGTGTAAATAGTGACGGTGCCAAAATCAATATTTACCGTTATTTTATGCGCAGCTGCTATTTCAATGATCTGCTTTATCGCATTGCCTTTGTACACCGGGTTGCGCTCAGTGCTTTCGACGTCAACATTGATGAATTTCAGGCCAACTTTAAAGGCAAGAGCGCGAATCATATCAGCCACATCAGCATCACCGCGAATGGATGTAGGCTCGCATGGGATTAGACGCTCCCTGCCGGCGGCCGCCGCGGTTATCTCAATCGGCGCATCCGGCATCTGGTTCAGGTTAATCCTGGCAGATGTTATTGACCCGGAAAAAACACGGGTGTCGCCAGCATAAACGACGATGGCGTTTTGCTCTGCGGCAATTATTTTTTGCGCGTTTGTCGTCAGCTTGGCCATGTTCTCCAGCGACAGGCCCCACAAACTTAGCTCCATCATTGTGCCTGTAGCGCCGCCAAAGGCAGATATAGCAGCTTCACACTTGAAACCCTTAACAGTCAAAGTGTCGCCAATGTCGCCGTCAAACGTACCGTTGGCCAGCGTGAACGATACGGTAAGCTCTCTCTCCTTGTAACTCATCTGCCGACCTCGCTGCTCGTCGCATAATACAGCTTGAATCTGGTGCCAATTTCGTCGTAATAAGGATCGGCTGTACCTTTCGAGTCAACGAAAACCAGATCGCCACTGAATCCAAGGTATTTATACCGCACCAGGTAAACGCAGTTCAGGCAGAGAACGCCCTGAAATATCGGCTTGTCATCGACATACAGATCGGCGTAAAACCCGGTAGAGCGCTGATGAAGCTTGATGGCGCAGTTCTGGCCGCCAAGCGTGACATACACCTTTTGGGATAGTGACGGTGATAAGCTAATTTCCTGCATGTCACATTACCTTTCCCAGAAAGTCGGAGACGGTGCTTTTTATCTGCTTAGAAACCGCAGTAGAAGAGCTGTCCCACGCCTTAGAGACCGAATCGGCCGCCGAGTTAACGTTAGATACAATCGGCGCCCCTGTAGTCTGGAGAGCGTCTGATAAGGTTGTATCTGCACTTGACCAGGCATTCTTAACATCGCTCAGAGTCACCTCTTTCGTTGCCCCGGTGATCACCTGCGTTGAGGCTGCGGCGCCATTGTTGGTTTTCGCGTTGCTGGTCGGTGGCCCTTCAATAACAGCATTTGAAAGCATGACCTCCCCGCCGTCCATGATCTCCTCGAAAGTGCAGTTCGCCATCAACAACGTCTGCCCGCGATATGACCCAACAAAATAATCGAAGTGGGTCAGATCGTAGCTGTAATACACCGTGTCCGGCGTCTCGATGTTGTAGGTGCTGGCCGTGTTTTTCATCTCATCCAGTTTCTGAATGAAATTGTTCCGGCTCAGCAGAGAGAAATTGGTCAGGTTAGGCAGTGACCCGGAAAAAGCCGTCCACCCCTCAAGGGCAAAAATGATCCTGAGTTCAGACGGCTGTTTCACTTTGTTATAGGACGTGTACCGGCCCTTTTCTACCGGCCCCTTAGTCACTGCCGCATCACCGTAGCGATCGACGCTAACCCAGCCAGAAGGAGAGAAAACCTCCTGCCCGGCTGCAGCCGTCAAAAGCGACTCGTCAACGGTGTTATAGGTGATCCGGTAAGTTGGCGACAGGGCGCTGTTAAGGACGGATAACAGGCTTCCTCCCTGAATGGCGGATAGCACTGTCGAGACATTCAGAGAAAACGACATGAGTTATTGTCCTGAGTAGCCAGCCAAAAGCATGACACGGTTGTCGCCGTGCTTTTTGATGTCGCTGGTAAGCTGTTCCACGTTCTGGGCCTGGGTGGTGATTTTTGTTCCGTAGAAGTTATATACCCCGCCAGCCTGTCCCGGCATTGCACGGTCAACGGCCATTCCGGCCCCTGGGCGCATTCCAGCCATAACTTTTGGGACGTAATTGCGAGTTTCCGCCGGCATGTTATCCATGCCTTTCTTCTGGACGTTTCCGAGCCCCCAATTATAGGAGGCAAGAGTTTTCTCCAGATCGCCACCGGTAGCATCCAGCAGATAGCGAAGGTATCTTGCAGCGGCATCAGCTGACTTGTGTGGGTCATAAACATCCATCCCCTTCAAACCCAAATCCCTGGCCGTTCCATCCATAAACTGGAATGGGCCTTTTGCTCCCTTGGGTGATACTGCGTAGGGGTCGCCACCAGATTCAGTGGCTGATACCGAAGAAAGCAGCCCGGCTGGAAGGTCATACTTACCTTCCAGCGCCCCAAACTCGCCAGACATGGCCTGAAGAAAAGCCTTTCCTTTAGCGCCAAGACGAGCGGCCTGAGCATTAAGCGGGACATTTGGCTGATATCCAGAGGTGTCAGGCTGCATTGTTGCCGCGCCTGCTGGAGAGATCAGGGCATCAGCGATTTTTGAAAGAAGATTTTTGGTGCTTTCCCAGTAGTCTCTCTCATCCTGCTGCTGCCTGCGCTGTTCAGGAAGTGGCTGAAACTTAACTGCATCCAGCATTTTCTGCGTTGCCTGCTGCTGCGGGCTTAGATACGCAGAGTCCTGATCAGGTTTAAAATCCAGTGTGCCGCCGTTTTTCTTCAGCGCCTGCTCGGCTGCCTTGGTCACGCCTGGCAGCGCATCATTACCGGTAGGCTTTCCGTCTTCAGTGCCGTACCACGCCTTTTTAAACTCATCGGCAGCCTTGGAGAAGTTGCCGTTATTGAGCTCGTTTAAAGCGTTACCCAGGTGGTTGAGTACTTTTCCGAGCATGGAAAAGTTATCTTTGAGGTTGCGCAGATCGCCCGATAGCGTCCAGCTACCAAGGTCAATACCTGTGATATCGTTAATGTCCCGCTTCAGCTCTTTGAAGAATGAAGAGGATTTTGCGTTACCAGACGACCACTCAATGAGGAGACCATTCAGATCGCGAATGGTTGGTATCAAGCCTACGTAAATCTGGTTTTTTACCGTGTCGAGATTTTGCCCCAGCTCCGCCCATGCGGCTGTAAATTCCTTTGCGCCTTTGGTTGAGGCGTCTGTAATGCCGGAGCTTTTGGTAAAGCGATCAACGTCAGGAAGGAATTTCCCTTCCTGATTACGCTGCAAGGTTGCATCATCAAATCCAAGACTTAACCCGACCTGCCGGCGAAGGTTTGGATCGCTGATTTTCCGTAGCGCATCAAGGGATGTTTTGGCCAGAGAGCTGGCGTCCTGTCCCCACACGTCAAAATTCTGGCCCGTCAGCGCATTTAACTGCGCAAGTCCACCAAAAATAGAGCTACTGTAATCGCCGACCCTGGCACCCTGTATGGCGCCCTGAAATCCCTGCAGAGAAGCGCTTATCTTCTCAGCTGAACTTCCTGCTGCCTCTGCTGACTTCGACCAACCGTCAAGATCACGGGCCGATAGCCCCAGCGCTTTCGACTGGATCGATAAATCCATTAGCCCGGAAGTGGTGCTTTTCACAAAGCTCATCAGGCCGCCGGCAGTGACGGTAACGCCTGTCAGTGCCAGAAGTTCCGTCTTTATGCTGCTGAAGAACGAAGCGGCTTTCTTGCCCTGCTCCGCCATTTCCTTGGCGGTATTTTTGGCGTCTTCGCGCTGCTTTTTCAGGTCATCACTGACTTCCTGCTGGCCTTTGCGGAACTGAGAAGTATCAAGGCCCAGCGTAACCAGGAGGGCGTCAATTACCGTTGCTGCCATGATCACTCTCCGCTATGGCTCTGTTGGTGTTATCCACGGTCATTATTTCAATCAGCCACCACATATCCTGAACGCTGTACACCGTGTCCAGTTCGTGGAGTTTTGCCATCTTCCCGGAGATTACCGCGGCAATAGTGCGCGGCACGTTCTCGTACTGTATGAAGCCGCGATCTGAATCTTCCGGAACGGATAGGGGTATTTCTAACTTGCGGTGGCTGCTACAAAAGCGATATGGAGTTTGAAGGCTTCGATTTTCAGGCGCGACCAGGTGCTGATTTCTTCGATCTGCCCTTCGTCAACAAGCGCTGTTTCGATACCGTTACCGCCGAGGAATTTCACGCAGCCAAGCAACTCATCAAGCAGAGGTTTAGACTGTGCGAACGGAACTTTAGCCAGTGAAGTGATACCCCACTGAGCGAGACCGGCCATACCGCTGGCCATCACGCTTTCGTACAGCTCGCGAGCCTCTGCGTTATCCTCGGCTGGGGCCGGAGCTACCGCAGCACCGATGGCCATCATCATATTGTCGGGGACGGTAACGCCGGCGCCAATCACAGCGCACGCCAGGCGGATCGCCCACTCTTCGGCCTTTCTCGCCGGCATTTCGGTGATTTTGAACTGCTTACCCTTGTCACGGTTATTTGCTTCAACCGTGAATACGATGCTTTTACGAGCCATTTTTGTTTCCTGAATGAGTGATCTGGCAATAAAAAAGCCCACCGTGGCGGGCCGCTTGCATTCATGCGATACCGGGCAAATACATCTGCACCTCATCAGCTACCCGATCGCGTGCTGCGTGGAGCAATTTCTTGCGGCCACCTACGCCCCACCTGGCCATCTGGCTTGCGCATTGACTAATCGCTTTGGTTTCAGTGTTGATGATATGGTCTATTTTATTCAGCCTGGACATGGCGCCGATCCCCAAACGGACAACGGTTCGAAATACCTCATACACTTCAATTTCGAACTCCGGCTTAATCCAGGCAGCGTAGCGAATGGCAAGTAGCTCGACGCCCCATGCTCCTGATTCAGAGCCGCCTTTTATCACCTTAAGCGGTTGATTTTGTTCCGAAGCACTTTTTAGTGCTTTGGATTGAAGCGCCTTGATGAAGCGTTTTATTTGGGCGCTTCTGAGGAATACACTTGGGCGCTGGGACTCTGTAGCCTCCCCTTTTGCCACGGCGGCCGCATGGAGATCATTAAGGCTATAGCGTCCCTCATCGTCGACACGAACGGAGACTCCGTTTACTGATACGGTTGGATACTTCATCGTATTTACATTTCTGTGGTGTGAGCCTGCTCGCGTAGACGTGGGCGGCCAAGAGCGGAACGATGAAATCCACCGCCCTGTCTCAGACTCACACTACGGAAAGCTCTTGTGGGAAGACGCACGCGAGTGCGCGATTTGTTGCGGGAATAAAAAAGCCCGGACTTAGCCGGGCTGATTTTTTTATGCTGAGTAGTCTGCCGGGGTGACAGTTTCCCACTGGATAAGCCCAGTTACCGGCTGAAGCACACGGCCGGCAGACGGCATACGGCGCGCGCGCTGCAGGATGCCGTTGGTCATAATGTACTTTTTGCCCAGCGACGGCAGGATCACAGTCCCATTGACACGCAGTACAGACCGCGTGGTCATCTGCGTGGTTTGCCAGTTGTCGATGTACTTAATCGACGGGGATGATGCTGCCAGATGGAAAGTCCACGGCAGATCACCATAAACAAAACCGCCCAGCAGTTTACCGTCAGCAGTACGCTGGTACTCTGCCGTGTCGGTATCACCCATTTCGAAGATGTTCTGCGCTTCGAACTGCTCCAGGTTAAACCCTGACGGGTAGAGCTCAGCGATTACCAGCTCAATGATCGCGTCTGCCGACGTAATATTTTGACCGGACATTACTGCACCTCCACGCTGTTAACGGTGATACCCTGGATGATCCCGCCGTCGGTGTACCAGAAGTAAACCGTTGGCTTGGTACGCGCGGCGCGCATTGACGGGGTGAACGGGCCGATGTAGACGTAATACCCTTCAGCCAGAAGCGAATCCGTAACATCGACGCCAGCGATGGCGTTAATCTGGTCGATCTGCGACTGGTCAAGATCAGTGCCCGCCGTCATGCCACCCCACGCCCTGAATTGCTCAATGGTCGGCTTCATGCACGACTCAATGCGAGCTTTTCCGGCTGCTGCGTAGGGCAGATTGCTCGCCTGCTGGAACAGCGCAACGAGAGCCGCCTGAAGTTGAGCGTTTACCCATACCTGACCTGCCCATGCGTCAAGCCACGCATAATCACCGGTAATAGAGCCGGGTGCCCACTGGTTGGTTTCGACCGCATTCGAGGCATAGTTGCCGTAGAAGTTATAGCCGTTGGCCTTGGCCGCCTCGTAATCAGTATCGTTACTGATCATCGGCAGCAGGCCGGACACCTGACGACCATTCAGAGAACAGCGCCCATTGGCCTGCGTGAAGTTCAGCGCAGCCACAAACCCCATAGCGTTTGCTGCGTGGTTCGGATAACCATACACCGGACAGGTGTCGTTATAGGAGTAGGTGTTGATGATGTCGTACACCAGTGCATTCGAGCTGCCCGCCACGATTGCCGTTCCTGATGCATCCCAGGGGACATAGGAAAAGCGGTGGTTCTGACTGTTTGTCCAGAGCGCAAACGCATTAGCCTGGTCTTTGGTGACAGCGAACGTCGTGGAGAATGTTACCCAGTCCTGCTCTTTGGCCAGAATGGCAGTAAAGATATCGTCAACCACTGCCGGCGCCGCACCCTGAGAGATCACCGCGCCGGTCGATTCGGTCAGTTTCAGACCCGTAGCAAGCGTACCTTCATCGGCAAAGGTAATGGTGCTATCCACGCCTGTGGTGGCAGAGGTGATGATGAATTTCTTCAGCACGCTATCCCAGGTCACTACAACCGAGGAGCCAATGCCGGTTTCAATCAGCTCTGCCGCGTTATCAAAACTGGTGGCGCCGCTGAGGTTGATAGCCGCAGAAGTCTCCTCCGTACCATCAACGGTCAGAGTCAGCGTACCCGAAAGCAACTTGAGCTGTGCCAGCGTGGTCGCGGCGTGCGATCCGGAACGAAGGAATGCCGCCACTGCTGCAGTATTGAATCGGCTAAAATACAGCTTGCCAGGCATCTGTGTTTTACCGGTGAATGCGGCGAAATACAGCACCGCGGCGGTGTACTCAATCGACGCGCTGCCGAAGTACGCCTTTACCTCATCCGCACTGGAAAATGAGGGTACTGCACCAACCGGCGCGTATGCGCTGTCGGTCAGGAACAGGCCATTGAGATCAATAGCCGTCCCTGTCGCCTTCAGTACGCCGGGAAGCATCTGGGCGATTTTTGATAGCGAAATTGCCATTTATTATTTCTCCGGAGGAAATCTCACGTCGACCGGCTGCGATATCACATCTGCGCCTGTCATAAACTGCTGAGGAACGCTGACGACAATCAGCGGGTTTGCGTGGAATTCAAGCGTCCAGCGGGATTCCCACTGTTTCTCGCCGTTGATCATCGAGGTTTGCCGCGGTGGGCCGGAATAAAGCGGCACCAGGACATTCGCGTTTTCCCTGAACCAGGTGCATGCGAATTCGGAGCGGGCAACACGCGAAAAGATGGTGGCATTGTTTTGCGCCTGATCTCCGTAGAAATCGAGCTGGCATTGCCATTCATCAACGCGGAGAAGTTCTGCCCGCCCGTAATCGCTAACGCCGTCATACTCGTAATTGACAGCACTGGTTGAGAGGTCAGTCAGAAAAAGCGGCGTCATAGTAATGAAACCGCCTTTCGGCATGGGGGTCTGATTTTGCTGAGTCTGCGTGATCTCTGAATCCGGGAAGAGGACAGAAAGGAAATCGCCAGTCGCCTTAAACAGATCGCTTTCAGTGACCTGCAGGCCTACGTCAATTGTTGACATGCGATAACCCTCGTCCAGTCCGGCCAGATTTCAGGCACATCCACGACCAGCCACGTTTCATTGCCGATAACGAACTTATCGCCGCCCTGCTGCCGATCCCTGTTAATCCCGCACCAGTTGCCATCCGTCCAGATACTGACCAGCACACCCTGGATGTTCATGTTATCCATGTGCCTGATATCAGCCTGACTCAGCGCCTGCTTTTGCACCATCATCGTTACCGGCGGCGCGAAACCTGGAGAGGTCGAGTAATCCGGGTTTTTGATTGGTCCGATCGAGCGGTAAATCTGCGCCTCGACGCGAGGATTAACCGCGCTAATGGCGTTTCGCACTATGGAATGAAGATTCACTCTTTCACCTCGTAATCGACCGAGTTCAGCATGTGCCCTGACCAGATTAACGGGTCATTAAACCCCTTTTGGTCGACCGTGCTTTTTGCGTTAGGCGGCTCAGAAAAGGCGATGATTGACGACTGAATCTGCCCCTTGATCCGCTCCCCCATCAGCGCCAGGCTTTTGCTGGCGTCAAAATCGTTTGCCTTCATGAGTTTCCCGAGCTCTCCGCCCCACTCCGGACCATGTTCAGAAATGGTCTTCCTGAAGTACGGCCGGGATGGGATCGTAACGATATGCTCGGGTATCATTACTGACTGCGCGAAATTGGCCTTTGATGGCTTAGCGAAGCGAGAAACGCCGTCACGGCGAACGTAAAAGTTCAAATCCCTGGTATGCGCCGGGATTTTTACAGTGCCGCCAAATTCGTTGGTGGCTGCCACAAGTGCTACCGGCGTCCCGTCGGGGTATTTGGACCCTTCAAGGAAACCAACCTTCAAATCATCGCCAGAGGACAGCCCCTTTGCGATCGACTGCAGGTGCTCCATCAGCTTATCTCCGCCTGACATTCCATCCATAGCTACCTCCGGATGAAAGAGCGGCGGTTATAATGGCCAGGGTACATCGAAGGAGAGGACCCAGGGACATATCGCACAGTGCGATAAGGGGCTGTAGCTTGCCAGTAAGCTGCACCGTATGGCGTCTGTAGATACCACCACGATGACGCGCTGGAAGGCCCCGCATCAGTCGAAACCGATACAGACCCCTCCGATGCGCTTGCCACACGGCCAACCAGACCAGAAGCCTTTTCGCCGTTTACGCCTGAATTCAAAGCCGCGATGTGAGCAACCAGCATATTCAAGAAGACGGCGCGGACAGCAACATCCGCAACCAGGCTGCGGTCCGTGTTATCAAGGTAAATCGTTGCCTCCGTGAAGTACGCATTAAGCAGCGTTTCACTTACGGCATCGAACTCCGGATAACGCTCACGAAATGCGGCAACATCAAAGACAACGATCGCCATTATTTTTTGTCCGCCTTCTCAATGCCCGGAGCCGGGTTGTTCTGATCCAGACCTTCCAGACCAGTTTTCTCCGAAGCGTTTTCATTCGCTTTCGCCTGGGCGCTGCTGGTTTTCGCCTGGGCAAACACCAGCTCTTTGCGAACGTAGGGCTGATCAGCATGTACTGCCAGCCACGCCTCAAAGGCTTCCTTGTCCACGTTTTCGGTCAGGCCATAGCCGCCGAAAACGAGAGAGGAGTTGGAGCCGTTAAGCTCCACTTTGTAGCCGCCCTGCTCCAGGATCAGGCCGTTCGGCAGTTTGCATCCTACAGTTACTGTTTCGGCCATGTTACACCCCGATCATGCTGGCGATGCCCAGCGGTTGACGAATGATTGCACCCCAGGTGCCACCGGATTTTTTCTGCCGCCAGGAAGACTCTTCCACCACGACAGCGTGCGCGCGCATCTTCTCGGTGAATGCTGCGTAAGCGGCGTCCTGCTCACCCAGCCGCTCAACGATCAGCTGCACAAGCTCACCTGCGTCGGTGCTGTATTCAACAGCGGTTTCGATACGCAGGTTCGGGAAGTTTTTCTTCAACTGATCGGTGACGTTCACGTTGTACTGGTTCGTCTTGGTCAGGTTGACTTCCATTTCCGGCGACATGCCGAGCACCATGCGATCGGTACGCTCTACGAGGCCTTTGGTCTGAGAGACCAGCTGCTTATAGAGGCGACCGGAAATGTCGTCATATACAGCTTGCCCGTCTTTCGTTGCCCAGGTAACGCTCCCGCCGGAACCAGTCGCCGCCGGCGTCACCGGAGCGCTCAGCGACGGATCGTTGAGCAGACCGTAGTTTTCCAGCCCGGCGATGCCGTAGAAGTAGGACTTGTTCTGGAACTTGTTCAGCACAAGCGCAGAGGCCACGTTGAGCTCTGCGGCATAGCCGATACGCCCGGCTCCGTACATGTCCAGCTCGCGCTCACCCCAGCGGGTGTGAGTCTGATAGTGGAACGACTGGCGTGGCACCCAGTTGACGTTGGCGGACGTCATGCCGTTGTTGTTGAAGTCGCCGTAAGCGCTGGTTTCACCAGTCGACTCGACGATCGGGAACTGCGAGGTCAGCGTAGTCCAGTCGCCTTTTTTCACTTCACCGATAATCTCTGCGGCCTTCATCGGCGTTACGAGAACGCGGATAAGTTCCGGATCGACGTAGTTAGTGAAGTAGGCCGGGATACCGGCGTTATTCGCAGTAACCATTTGCGGCTGGGCATCCATCGCCAGCGCGAAATTCTCCGCAAACTCCGGCTTCAGGTAGTCCTTCGCGCCGGGCAGCACAATGCCATATTTCCCGCTGGCTGCGGCGTAGTGTCGCTGAAATTCGTTCATTACTTGCTCCAGGTGCTGATTTTGACCAGCTCGCCAGCGTCACAATCGCTTGCGGCATAGAATGCGGTCTCGATAAAACCGGACACGGTTGCGCCGGCTGCGGCGACTTGCACCTCACCGGTGGTCAGGGATGCAAAAACCTTCTGCCCCCGGGTGGCAGCGGTTGACGTTTTGGCCCAGAAGTCACCGGCTACCATCAGGGTGATTTCACGACCGGGCTGGATAAGCATGGATGCCTGACCCAGCCAAACGGTGATCGAGGCCTGACCATCACGATGGACAAAGCCAGACGGAACACCGCTACCGGCATTGGAAGCCACACCGTCAACATCCCAGGCAAAGCGGCCGACAGTCAGGCCGTCATTGCCAGCAACCAGAGCGCCCTCGCCAGCCTGATAGGTCGCGTGAGGGTTGGTGCCAGCAAAGGCCCCTTCGACACCGGGGGCCGGATACTGGTTAATTCGTGTCTGAAAACCTGCCATGTTAACCTCGTTTCAGTTTGCCAGCGGTCGGGAATGCTTTTTCGAACTCACTGACGGAAGCGGAATCCTGCGCAATGACAGGGCGTGAATTTTCTTTCTGGCTGATCGCCATTTTGACCATCGCCGGATAAGCGGACGGGTGAACGCCGGCGATATCCACACCGCTTTGCTCAAGCGCGGTGCGATAGACATCTTCGGCTGAGTCCATGGCAACGACGTCGCCGATCAGCGGACGGACGACCAGCTCTGCTTCACGGATTTTCCGGAAGTTTTCCGCAGCCTTTTTAGTTGCGCTGTCGGCTGCCAGACGAATCGCAGAGTCCATCGCCGTTTTGGAGACTTTGTCGTCTTCTTCATCGTCTTCATCTTCGGCGGTTTTCTTCTTGTCCTTGTCTTCTTCGTCGTCTTCATCGTCCGCCGTTTTTTTCTTATCCTTCTCGTCGTCGTCTTCGTCGTCGGCGGGTTTGTTTTCTTTTTCGTCTTTCTTTTCGGCCTCATCAAGAGCCAGAAGAGCTTTGCGGACTTCTGCCTCCAGATCAGCATCCTGCGCCAGAAGTGGCTTAAGGGTGGCGCGGATCGCCTCTGCCTTATGTTTACGCATGTGGTTAAGCTCCGGTGGTAATGAATCTGCGACCAGTACATCTGGCCCTGCGCGGCCGTCAGGGACCAGCGCTTCGTGGTTTCCGAAAATGTCACGCATAACGCCGTCATAAGGCTCGCCGTCAGGAGTGACACCCGGGGTCATGTCTGCGACGTACTTGTACGATGCAGATAGCTCTCGCTGCTCTCCGCTCTCAATTCCAGCAATCGCGCTGTTATCCCAGATCGACATACCAACCGTGAGATACGTGCCGTCAAACTCCGCATTGGAGTGCGTCACGCCAACACGAAATTCATTGGGTGGGTCGGTGGGAAAATCGGGGATGTGCTTGCTGAGCACGGGGATGTTATTGAAGGTTTTGGCTGCTTTCCGGAGCTCGTCCGGGTGGCGCCAAAGCCGGTAAAGCTTGTTTGGTTCGAGCCCAAGCTCTTCGCTTCTTGGTATCTCGCGTCCGTAGTATCCGTTGACGTTTGCCTTGCTGATATTCGTTCGTGAAATCTGAAGGCGGCCATTTGCGTCGATGGTGCGCACAGAGGCGCGGTCAAATGCCAGGCTTTCCGTAATCCCGTCCATTGCGGGTCTCTTTTCCTCGCTTATGTATCTGACCTTTATTGTCACCGGCTGCCCCGGTGATTTTGGGGGATGCACTCCAATCACTTCCATTTTTGCATTGCGTGGAAGTAATGTTTCATCTTCATGCTTGTTGCTGGAAAGACCAGTAACATCCAGCCCCTTGTCACCTTTATTTGTTTCTATTTGGAGCATTACACCGCCGATGCTGAACATACCGGCGATCTTTTTTTCTTTAGATGTGGAAAGAAAAGCAGGGTCTGAAACAACCATTCCTTTTTTAATATCTCCGCCTGGGAACAGTTTTTTTGCGTCCTCCCTGCTCATTCCTCGGTAAAGCGTTCCACCTTCTAAACTTCCCTTGCCAATGGCGGAGTCAATGCGTGCCACATCAGGGTCTTCATCTTCATCTTTACCTTTACGAAGATCTGAGTTTATTTTTAAGAAATTGTCACCTGAGTAACTGGAAATGGCTGACTTTTCATTGGCTGATAGTTTTTCCCCGGCTGATTTCTTTTCATTTTTATTACTATTAATCTTCCCTTCAGCGCCAGCAACAACATCTCCATTTTCATCAATTTTGACGTGGGAACCATTTATGGTTATCCACTTATCCTCATCCTCGGCTAGCGAGTAGGATTCGAGTTCGTCCATAGACTTCCCCGCTTATGGCAATAAAAAAGGCCGCCTTAGCGACCTTGATTGATTTTGATTATTTACGATAGGCCTGGTATTACTGGTGACCAGGTGCAACGGCAATTGATTTCCTCTCCAGGCATCACCCATTTACCATCCAGATACATTCCCTTGCTTAGCTCAAACACCTTTCCATCAGCTTTAACGTGGGATGGTCGCGGCTCTTTGCCAGCATGGGAGTGCTTCCATATACCCTGGGTAATGCCTAGCGCCTGCTGTCGCGCAGACTGAACGACTGAGGTGGCCTTATTGTTCTGATCTCGGGCAATGAACGCCGCACGGCGCCGGGTAATCCCGTATCGCTTCTGGAGTTCATCGGTGAGATAGGACAGGTCGCGCCCACGCGCTACCGACCGCATAACCAGACCTTCCACCTCAGTGAAATACTTCTCGGGTATGGATCGGATAAGGCCGACATTCTCAGCGATGGTCGCCTGAAGAGCGTTATTCATCTGCGAGGTCATCTTGAACTCGACAGTAAACCCCGCATCTTTGAAGGCTGTGGCCAGTGACGCATCCGCGTTTTTCATGGCGTCGTTAGCGAACCTGTCGGCCAGCTTTTGCGCCATGTCATCAAACCGCCGCGTCCAGCGATTAGCCAGTTTCTGCATGGCATTCCGCATCATCACTGCAGGCGATGCATCCATGGCGAAAGCCGCGCCGCTGGCCCGATAGTTTGCCGACAGCCAGTAGACAACAGACGCCTGCATTTCCTGCACCTGCTTATCAAGCTGTCGGCGGTACCATGCTTCAACGCCAGCGTTAGGATGAACCGCCCTTATCGTCAGGGTCTGCTTCTTCCTCTTCGTCGTAGTCGTCTTCGATTTCGAGGTCATCATTCAGGTCCAGAGAGTGATAGGGCGAATCCGGGTCACCGGCAATTTTTTCACGGACTTCGTTGCCAGAGAGCACGCTGGCGGCCACATAGACAGCGTCCGTATCCGCATCTACTTTGCGAATTTCCGCCCGCTCTTTAGCGCTCATTTCGTACAAGGGCTCAAAGTCGAAGGTTATGCCATCGTCAATGTCGCCGAACTCAGAGAGCTGAATGATGTCCATCACGCGCTTCAGGTTGTCTTTAAAAACAGACTGCTGCAGGGCGTGAATGTAGTCGTAGAAAACGCGGATTTCGCCGTCAGAAGTTGCGTTAAGGCCATTTGGAGTGATGCCCAGCAGCTTGACGAGAGGGATGCTCGATACTGCGGACATGTGCTCCTGCGATTGGGCCTGCAGGGCATCAAGGCCGGCGATAGGGGCGCTGACGAACTCCACGGTCTCCGGCTTTTCCTTATCATTATTGACAGCGAACGCCCCGCGGTTATCACGACACTGATTCATAACCTGCAGGCGGGCAATCAGCGTATCCGCTGCGCCACCTGTCAGGATCTGGCTCATGTCCGTACCGAAAACCGGTATCGAGTAGGAGTGAATCATGTCGCTTACGCTGTCGCGGGTTCGGAGCCAGTTATTCACGTAAGGCTCGGCGATCTGTGAAAGAGACAGGCCGCGGAAGTTATACGATGCTTTCAGCAGATCAGGTACCTGCCGCGAGACGAAATCAATCATCCGGCTTGCATGTACGGTCCGGCCCATGACAAACCACTGCGTCGGCTTGTAGAAATCCGGGCTCAGCGGGTTGTCGGAGTTATAAATCCCCGGATAGGTCCAGATAGGCTCAATGACCCTGAACCCCTGCAGGCTGCCTTTCGTGATCTTCTTATCGCTCATGAAGAGCTTCGATTGCAGCTCGTTGTCGTCCATCCATGCGGAGATGCCCCGCGGCGAACGAACGTCGATGTAAATCTGGCCGCCGCCAAAGTAGCCGTCATGCTCTGCGGCTTCTTTAAAGCGCTCGCGCACCTTAAACCGCTTCATGGCCTCTTCGAGCTGTTTTACCCGATCCGCCTTGTCTTCATTGCCGACAGTTTTGAGCTTTATCCATTTGCGGGTCATTTCCTCCGCGATGGTGCCAACCATCTTGCGATATTCAGGCTTTTGCGCCAGCGTGGCCAGGTACGGATAGCCCGGGAAGCTATCAAAGTCACCGTAGCCGTAACCGCCATACGCAGCATTGAGAGCATCGTAAGGCGTGGAGTCCATTGCCAGAATGGCGCTTTTGATAGCCTCGGGGATCACCCCTTTCGGCGGCTCGTAGCGCTGAAACTCTCTTTTCGGTAATGCGCGGACTTCGGCAACTGCCTCTGGCCTGACCCCGACCTTCGGTGCTTCAGGTTCTTTTGCCGGCTCAGGCGCGGCGACTTCTTTCTTTTTAAACCACCACACTTAAATTCTCCTGAGTTGATTCGGGTCGATAACCATCGGCTGCGGGCCGGAAATCAGGTTGTCGTCGATTGCGTCCATCCAGGTATCGAGGATGTCGTCGTTGTCGTGACTGTCATCAGCGGAGAAAGCAGCGCATTCCGTCATCGCCGTCAGCACCCACTCCGTTGAGCCTGCGATCGTGCCGTCCTCGTAGAAGATGCTGGAAAGCTTCTGTCCGTCTTCGGTGTGCGTCGCGGGGACAAACACTTTCCCGGTTTTGATTTGGGGGATGACGTTAAGGCAGCGAACGAGCTTGTTCTGCCCGGTGCCGCGCGGGATTTCCCTCACCGGGATGGCGAGCTGCCCGGGGGTCTGACTACGTTTTTTCAGCGTGGTGATGAGGCCCTGTCCTGCCTGCTTCTCTTCAATGGCCATATGACGCAGCGGCATGACCCGCATGGAGCCAGACAGGCGCCACTTTTCCCAAACCTCTTCCGCTTTCTTCAGGAGGTCTTCCGGGTCCCACCGTCCGCGAACGACGTCGATGATGTACAAATTCCCGTCCACGCCCATGCCAGCCAGCGTAAACACGGTGTAATCCAGCCAGTCCTCTACCTTCCCGCTGTTCGTATCGACGTACACGGCACGGTGCGTAAGTTTCGGCAGCGTGGTGTACGTTCTGAACCAGCTGGTGTCGATAATCCCGCCAGTCAGCGCCATCGGGTTTTGCTGGTATTGCGACAGAAAGGTATAGCGATCCTTTTCCCACAGTTGCAGGAGGTCGTTGACGTCCTCCATCTGCGGCCAGTAGGACCAGTATCGAACGCCACCAACGACCACAGAATCGGTATCTTTGACCGTTTCCCAGCAAAGCGAGCGCCATGGCTCATCGAGCGACTGGATGTACTTCTCGTCGATCATGGCCGGTATGGCGACATGGTGAAACGGCACGCCCATTCCGCCGGCAAGCATGAAGCCTGTTGCGTCGTCGGTGTGCAGACGCTGCTGAATGCTTACAAATGGCGTCGGGTGCTCTTTTGACTTATCGCCGCGGCGTGAGCGAATGGTGTTTACCAGCAGCGTATTCGCGCTTTTGCGCCGGGACTCGCTGAGCATGTCAACCGGCTTGTTGTAGTCGTCCAGCATTACCATGCCGGAGAACTCTGGTCCGTAGTAGCCACCACGACCACCGGTGATCTGCCCGTTGCTTGAGCGCGATACCGTCTGCCCTATAGAGCGCCCTCGTTCGTCCTTTATCTCCCACTCTTCCGCCTGGTTGACACCAAACGAGCATGGCCAGAATTCCTGATATTCGCGGCTGGCGATAATGTCGCGGGTACGCCGGCTGTTACGCTTTACCAGCGTGTCAGCAAAAGAGATATTCAGGTTGCGAAAGCGTTTAAGCCACTTCTCCTGCACCAGCGCGTTGACATACGCCGGGAAGTGGATGGAGAAGAACTCAGTTTTCGTGCCGCCTGGCGGGATATTGATAATGAGATTTCGCGGGACAAGTTGCCCGGCAAGCAGATCATCAATTTTCGAAGCCATCAGGCGGTGATGCCAGTTAACCAGCAGCCGATCGCCCTGAATCAGTTCGAACCATATTCGGGTGAAGTTCAGGAATGACTTCGTGGACTTTGAACGGATGATCACGCGCTCCGGGAATGACAGGTCATCCCATTCGATAATTCCGCTCATATCAGTCCAGCCCTTCTAACCTTCCCTCCAGCTTCTGCTGGGCCTTCGCATAGTCTTCAGCGGTGTACGTCACCTGATTCAGCGGGCCGCCGTCTTTACCGGTCAGCTCGACCTTTTGCTTGTTACTGTAGGCGTCCCCAACCTCTTTTGCCGCCTGCTCCAGTAACTGCGCTGTCATGCCGAGGTTTTTCATACCTTCGGCAGTCGTCGACATTCGCTGCAGTACGCGCAGACGATAGGCTTTGTTGGCGATCGGGATATCGGAAATTTCGTTGAGAAAGCGGTCGCGGGTAAGGTTAAAAATGTCGACCCATTTTTTGGCGAGAGTCTTCCCGCTAACCTTTGTCGGATCGTGTGTTTCGACCTGCTGCCGGGTTATGGCGATACCGAAATCTTTCTGGACGGCCTCGACCACCTGCGAAGGCGTGTCATAGCACGCAAGCATCTGAATGATGTAGGCTTTCACTTCTGGTTTTAGTGCAGCCATGTTTCACCATCCGTCCAGTACAGTCCAGTTATTAAGCCAGTTTCAGCATGCACGTCCCGCACGCCCTGGCAACATCGATATGAGCAACCTCCGCCGGCCTGTTCGCCGCATCCACCATTTCCTGCACGTCTTTGCTGGCACCGTAACGCCGGACCACTCCAACGAACTCCTCGACGTCATGGCCGCGAAGTTTGAGTACCGGCATACCGGTCTCTTTGTTGAACTTCGGCGCGCCATAGTCATCGGTAGCCTGGGCGATGTGGTAAAGCTCATGCTCAACCAGTGCGCAGAACTCCAGATCGTTGCATTGCTCGCAGTAGTCGGCAGCCAGGGTGATGATGAACTTCGGTATGCGACCGAACCATTCATGCATCTGCTGCTCCATGCGGGACTTCTGCCAGCCTCCGGCGCGCATCATTACCTGTTCACACTGACCAAGCACAATGCGCCCGCTTTTGGCGAATGAGCCAGAGGCCCACATAAACGCGACATCAGCGTCGAGCAAGTGCGCATGGTCAGGGTTATGGATTCGCCCATCTTCGGAGAGGATGTTCTGATTTACCCACTCTCCGATTTCAGTGGCCGGGATAATCCGCGTATACGGTAGCCAGTTTTCGCCAGTGAAGTTGACAGGGGGGAATGGTCGGCGGTCTTCATTTTGAGCCATACAGAACATTCCTCTGGGTTTCTCGAATACTTACCGGGTAATTTTTTAACCGGCAATTCATTAAACTTATATAAAACTCTGCCAATGGCACTTTTCAGATAACATTTGCAGAATATTATAAACGCGACATTGCCACTTCTTCTCAGAGTTGCGCCGCCACTTCTCGTCTTTGCGAGCCGTCAAGATGTGGATCACCTCTTTGGTAGACACCAGATCTATGCTTCTTGTCGGGTAAGCATTATCGAAGCCCCTCAATGAAGGACTTCTGTAATGCGGGCTCTTATCTCAGCGCAGCCCCTTGCTGCGTGCCGGATACTCGGTTACGAGCGCCAGCTGTGAGATGAATGGGCTGGCTTCTGGCCAGCCCGGCCTCTCCGGTAGTCGACAGAGCCAAATCGACAGGAGAATGAAGAGAATCAGCATGGCGCGTTACTTCTTAACGCTGTCCGGCATTACCGCACCAACAACGCCAGCAAGCGCTACGCCGCCAGCGATGACGGTTTCCTGAATGCCCGGAGGCAACTGATAACCAAATACGCCAGCAACAACAAGAATGATGCCGCGCCAGGTGGACGGCTCTTTCAGTCGATTAATGAGATAGTTCATAGCTCCACTCTTTCCTTTACCCAACCATAGAGAAAATCTTCATTTGCCGCCCGAGCTTCAGCAAGCTCAAGATAGCGAGCGCCCTGGCTACAATTCAGCCCCTTCAGCAGTGTGGTTTCACCATCTTTGCCACGAACAGCGAGATAACTTTTCAGGGCGGCGATGGTGATATTGCCGATCGCGCCGTCCGGCTTCAGGTCCGGATATAGCTTGCCCTGCATATTCAGCGCCGATAACCAGCGCTGCAGGAATGTACTGGCGACACGTGGCCCCATGTTCACGCCGGTATCACACAACTCCTGTGCAATGGCTGGCGACAGCTCGGCGATGCGGTCGAACTTCGGTTCAGTCCAGTATTGCGACAGGTAAATGGCTTTGGCGGTTTCCCGTGGTAACGCCTTCATATCACCTGCGTAACCATATGCGCGGGCGGTAGTCTGCGTGATGCCCCAACGCGTAGGGCCGCCTTTATCATTCGGGTTATTTACGTAACCCCCTTCTTTACCGAGGATGCCCTCGATAATCTGATCTGCTGTCATGGCGCCTTAACCCCGGT